CATGATACCAATCCGGGCCATGATCCAGTCCAATCTGACCAAAGAGTTGATATTTTTCACCTGCTCCTGTTTTTGCGAGTTCCTCAAGGAAGAAATTTCCTTTACCTGGGACAGGCTGATATACAGGTGCGATTACATCCAGATTCAGCAACAAAGCTGTTCCAGCCGGAAGGAATTCTCCAAGATACAAATAAACCACACCGAGCGGTGTAATTACACTGGATAAAGCGATGCCATTGATTTCTCTGGATACAGGGACAACAGTAAGTCCGTTCTGAACTGCATCTGCATTTACCTGGAAAAGTGTAGTAGCATCACACCACAAACAGAGTCCATTCGTTGGTGCGTTCTTCTCATAGATTTTCTTCATCATGTCTGCAATATCCCACAAACCAAGAGGCTTAGAACCCATTGCTTTTGTGTTCGTGGTGATGGCGTTAACCAGGCCTCGAGTCTTATTTGCCTGATCATCTGTTGTGGCTTTGTTGTACACACCGTTGATAAAAGTGTACTCAATATCGCTGTTGATTTTCTGAATCTTAGCGGCAACCTGGAAATCCAATTCATTCATTGGGTTTGCTTCCTGATTTGCGGCATTTACACCAGACAATGTACCCATGTTACTTTGTTTCGCATAAGAAACACCCACAGATTCCTGGAAGATCTGAGTTACATTGGTTTTCTGTTCTCTTGTGACCACTGTTGTCTCAGGAGCGGTCAAAGATTTGTTTTCTGATATATTAGGCTGTGCTCCACCGCCGGTAGCATATTCCTGTCCGGTTACAAACTCCACATGGTCTGTTATTTTTGCACGTGATCCAATTATTGCGCTCAGAGGAGTGCGGACATTTCCTTTGTTAAAAAGCATACCGGAGTAATTCAATACTCCAAAGCTTGTAGCCAACTTATCTGCCATATTTTTTATTCTCCTTTTTAAATGTTAATCGATTCTTGTGACGCAAGTCTTGTGTAATAAGCAACTAAACTCATGTCACCATTTAATCGTGCTTCTTCGATTTTCTTTTGATAATCAACTTCGTTTCCGTCGTCTCCTCTGCCAGGTTTTGGCGTTTCTTTCAGTACATCAGCACGAATCTTTTTTTCCATCGTTTCTAAATGTTTTTTTTGATTTGTGAAAACAGTTGTCATATCACCATTTACTAACGCCTCTGCTGTTTCTCCGGCAAGATGATCGTCGTACCCAAGAGCAAGAAACTGATTTTTATGTTCTGATATAGTTACTTTTTTCAACAGATCGTTGTAATCTTTTTCCAGTTTTTCACGTTTTTCAGCTTCGTCTCTGGATTTTTGTTCGTCTTCTGACATTTTTGCACGCAACTGTTTTTTGACGTTTGCCAATTCGGATGAGGTTCTGTCAAATATATCCTTTTTGACATATCCAGCATAATCCGGATCTTTTGTTTCATACGCTTCTAATGCCGCTATTTTCTGTTCTGCGGTCATTTCGTTATAACCTTCGATTTTAGTTGTATCGATTTTACTCATTTCAATAAGTCTCCTTTTGCCTTTTTAGAACTTCTGTGTTCATTTTGCGAAATTTGTATTGCGGTTTCTCTACCGCATATATCAATTATTTCTCGTCAGTAGTAACAGTAACTTGATCAACTACCGGGTTAAGATTTTTTGATGCTTCTTCTTGTTTTTCATCATAATATTTTTTGCTCATGCTGTAAGCATTTTCGGGATCCACAAACATGCCCGAATGTTGAAACGCAAGAAGAGGATGAATTTTGTCCTGATTTAACATCGAACAAAGAACTTGAGATTTATTTTGAATATTTTCGTAGTTCCTGCGTGTGAACTGAAATTCAATGTCGCTGATTTGTAAATTAACCCTATCGAACTCACGACAGATCCTGAGAACCAACCTAAGCATCTGTTTTTCAGATTTTTTAAAAGCATGTTCGCTGTCCTTAGCACGAGCTTCTGCCAATGACCAACCGTCACGCAAGAGAACAGCTGCGCCCGTATCGGATGTTGACGATCCACCGTTACGATTTGGCATACCGCAGATGGTTAATACCGCATTGTATAAATCATCTTTTAGAGTTTGTGTTTGATTTTGATTTAATTCTTTTACCACCAAATCGACATCGATATTTCCTCCGCTATCGTTAGGAGGAACAACTATTGCACCTTTTTGCAAAAATTTTTCAAAATCATCTTGGCTGATTTTACATCCAATAAATTTCCAAAAGGCCTGTAGGAATTGTTCAACACCGTCCATGCGATTTGATTGAGTGTTGTTGATCGCATCGAGTAGCGGCATCACAATTTCAAACGCTCCAAGACGTGCTTTGTTTGCAGGATATTCAAAAATTGGAATCATACCAAGAGCATGTGCTCTCGATTCCAGTATTTTTGAACCTTCAATTTTCCAATACCAATTTTTGGAATATACTGAATATACTAATTCTGTCTCTGCTTCATTCTTGCTATATTTCACACCAAGCAAAGGCTTGTTACCGATTTCGGTTGAGTAAACCACAAACGTATCTCGAGGATTCATCGTGAATATCTCGAAAGGCGAGTCGCTATAATCCTGTTCATCATCGGTTCTTGGTAGAACCATTCGAAACGCTGTTCCGCAGATCATTCCCCATTCAATAACTTCTTGATCCAGTGTGAATTTATCTACACTAAACATCATTTCGTTAAGAACGTTGATATCGGAAACAGTGTTTTCTTTACCGTTCCGGCTGATATACTGTATTGGTTCACCGCATAGATATCCTACTTTAAATGATACTATTTCATTTGCTCTGTTCTCGACGATGTGATTGCAAATTTCAGGTCGTAATGTTTTCTTACGATATAAAATCGGTTGATCTCCTTTATAGTAATTCCAGAGATACTCAATCTCTCTGCGATTTTTGTTATGCGTTATCATCACTTTATCAAGAATTTCAACGATATTTCTATCTGTTATTGTTGAAGCGTTTGACAGAATGACTCGCCTGCCAAAACATTCTGTCACTTTGCAACCATCTCCTTTCGACTTTATATAAAAAAGCGCATGACTGTTTGAGCTTTGTGCTCTCGCAATCATGCGCTTTCTGTATTTGTATGTTATTATATATTTTATCATATTTATTCGGAAAAGTCAATATTTTAATTCGTTAAAAAAGAATTATTGTTGATGATTATGTGGAAATTGTGAATTATCTCGTGCGGTTGTTAGCTTGTTCTACCCAAGTAGCCCAGCGACAATTACCCGGTTCATAATTTCCGTTGTTGTTTATACGGTCTATCGTTAGATTGTCTGCGTAGCCATTGGATAACGCCCAATCACGAAAAGATTCATAACTGTTTTCCCATTCTTTGCAGATTGTGATACCTCGACCACCCCAATTGGGATAATCTTTATGAGTAGCGCATAAACACCTTTGCTTCATTCCATGCCAAATACCATAAAGGCGTTCATATCTACCGCCATGTTTTGTACGATAAACCTCTGCAAGTAGTTTTGTTCGTTCCACTTTACCACAACCACAGGTCTTGGTTTTTCCACTTATGAGTTTGTATGGATTGCAAATACGAGTCTCTCCACAATCACATCGACAAACCCAAGCCCAACGATTTCCTTTGTGTACAACTTCAAGTACAGTCAGTGAACCGAACTTATGACCTATCCAAGAAAGGTCATTATACTTTGCTTTTATAATTCGATTTCTCTCTTTCACATCGTTTCTTACCATGGTCTCTTGAACACCTCCACTTTTTCACCTTGCAACGATTGTACAAACTCTGCTAATTGAGCAAATGCGTCCGGCACATCATCATGTTTGTTCTTACCCATCATTGTGTAGGAGCAAAGCATATCTATCGCTTTTTTGTAATCTCGGTTAGGATAAACAGACTCGTCTTTGAACAAAAAATGCTCCTTACAAAAAGGGGAATTAACAATGATTTTTGTGTCCTTATTTGCAGTGGTAAATTTAGTCGTAATATGGGTAATGCTACCTTTCTTTTTTAGATCTGCTTGCACTGCCTGTGCGACTCTGCCACCAGCGGAATTTGACTCGAATCGAGCCAGCTTGACTTTATGCTTCATTAATATTTCAACCAATCGAGCGTCCACCATTTCGGGTTTACTGTTATCACAAAGAATGTCTTCGATGAAGTAATTCTGTCCATACTGATATGCAATAGGCATACAGCAATAGTCCGCACCTCGATCTTTTGTATCACAGACCGCAATAACGCTGTCTGGTTCTCCGTCCGGCAGTTCAAAATATCGTCTCAATTCCTCCTGCTGGTATAAAATTCCGTCTCTTTCTATAGGTTCGTTCATATATAAAGCTCTCCACGATACCTCATCCATCATATTTCTTTGTTCATGATAAACCTTCGTAGAAAAACCAACTCCATATGCGTAGTTAAAGTTAGATTCATCTTTTTCATTGAGAGCAGGTATAACAATGAATTTCGCACGATCACTATTAGAATACTTGTCTTCAAGTCTACCAATTACATCGTGAACTGACCAGCGTGTTGCAATATGTAATTCCTTACAATGATCTCCTATTTTACGTTGTCTCAAGTCAGTTGCGTATGTTTCCCATAATTTATCAAGACGTTCTTTGGACAAAGCCACTTCGATGCCTGAAACCAAGTCATCACAATAGAGGAGAGTAGCCGCACGATAAAGACCGGCATTACCAGTTCCAATTGATGTAAATTCTAAAGTTTCAAAACGTTGTCTTTGATCTAAGTCTATACGACAATCTTTTGCGTTTGTATTTGTAACACTAACCTCCGGAAACACATCGTGCCATAAATAATCACCGTTCCTATCAAAAATGCGCAGACATTCGTCGTATACACCACGGACAAAGCTGTTTGAATGTGAACCAGTCAGTATAGGATCATTTGGTATTTTTCCTGCAAGCCATGTAAGATAAAAAATAGCAAGGGTGGTTTTTCCCGTACCAGGAGGGAGAGAAACTGCCAATAAATCTAACCTGTCATCAGCAAGGTCTTGTAATGCGTCTACCACTTGTTTTAAAACTTTTCGTCGAGGGGGATAGAACTTCTTTTCCGGCTCTCTGTTCCACTCTACATATAAGAGATATAAGTCGAAATCATAGGGAGCGGCGGCAAGACATACCCTCTTGTGAAGGTTATATAGTTTTCTCACTTCCTCTGTAGATAGGGAAGGAGATAGAATAAATTTTTCACACTCCGTTGATAGGAGTTTTAAATATTTTACTCCAAGTGAGATGTCCGTTTTAATGGCTTCTTTGCTCATATAATATAAATCTTCCATAGACTGACGGGCGTGATCTGTCTTTAATTTCCCATAGATAGCTTCAAGTAGCTTTCGCATAATACCTCCAAAAGCACAAAAGGCGCATGACTGTTTGAGTTTTGTACTCTCGCAACCATGCGCCACTTTAAATAATCTATTATTTTGCAGAATTCATATATTCCTGTTGGATTTTTGCAGCTTCTTCCATGTATATATCCTGTAATTTGTTTCCCCACTCCATATATTCATCTTGTGAACCTGAACCCTGATATAAATATATTTGTGCCATCTTTTGGACACCTTCATTACATATTTCAGCAAGTTCGGAAACTTTGTTATTGCACAATTCTGCTAAACCATTAAGTCCATCCTGATTTTCTGCGGCCTCCCTTTGGTATTCCTCTATAAGAATGGGAGTAGCTTCTTGCAACTTGACTGTGTATTCGTCCAAAACAGATTGATAATCGGATAAACCTTGTGTCTCCGATGAATCGTCTTCTGATGAATCAACCGAGTCGGAGTAGTTTGTCTCACTTATTTGCGATTCGTTCTCATTAAGGTCAACACTCGAATTGTCTTGAGATTCAGAAGAGCAGGCTGTTAATATGAGACATAATACAACCACAGAAAAATAAGTAATTGCTTTTTTCATGTTCATTTTCTCCTTTTATATTTTATAATTTTCTTTGTAACAAAACCAATAAACAAAATTATCAATGATATTCCTATTATAATTAGCCAGTAGGCACTAATAAGTAACACTGCTAACACAAGAAATATTAAAAAAATTAAACTGACTAAAAATTCTTGTTGATTTTTCATTTTACCCCTCTTTAGATCGGAAGAGCACACGTCTGAACT